CAAACAGAAGAAAGTTAGTTAAATTAAATGTCTTATTTTAATTGGGACGAAAATTTTGAACTTAATGTAGCAAGAGGTAAGGTGCGTGGAGCATCTGCTATTCATAAGTTTGGTGCTGTTCCAGCATTATCACAGAATACAACAGGAACTATCTGGGATAAAAATGATACTCTTTATCCATGGAATGCTTTTGATACTGCTGGAATAATTACAGCATCTGTTTCCAATGCTTCCGATAATGGTAAGCAAGTTATTGTGATGGGATTAGATAATAACTATGAAGAAATATCTGAAACATTTACTTTATCAAGTAGTAGTACTGTTTCTGGCACTATTTCATTTAAAAGAGTATTTAGAGCATACCTTATAAATGGATCTACAAATAATGTTGGTGATATCAATTTCACAAAAAGTGGAAGTGATGTATTGAGAATTACTGCAACTAAATCCCAAACTCTCATGGCAATTTATACCATACCTGCTGGTAAAACTGCTTATATATACAAGGGAGTTACTACAGCACAATCATCTGCTGATGGTAATGGTAATATGTTTATTCGTTACTTTGGACAGCAAGCATTTAGAGTCGGTCATTCTTTTGAAGTAAGTGGAGTTGGTGGTCAATATGATTATAAATTTCCATTTCCAATTCGTATTCCAGAAAAATCTGATATTGATATTCGTATGACAACTAGAACAAATAATGGTCGCTATACAGCAGCATTTGATATTTTACTTTTAAAAGAAAATTTAGATATTTAAAATGTATATAAGGTACGATCAAAATAATCAACAAGTATCTCCTCAACCAATATCCATCGCAAAAACTGAATTTAGTGGTAATGAGGGTTGGAGTACTGTAACTTATTACGATTGGAATGGAGATTATGTTCGTCATAATGAAAATAACCAAATTGGTATTTCTTCATCTTATGTACGTCATGATGAAAATAATAATCCAGTTACAGTTATTGGTTCATATCAAAGGCATGATGAAAATAATAATCCAATTTACAAATAATAATAAATATATAATAAAAGACTGTAAAGTTTAAAATGAAACTAATTACCGAAGAAATAGAAAAGGTTGAAGTTCTTACTGAAGGAACTGGTAGTAATAAAAGACTTTATATAACAGGACCTTTTTTACAATCAGAATGTGTAAATAGAAATGGAAGAATGTATCCTTTTTCTATTATGGAAAGAGAAGTAAAACGCTATAATGAAAATTATATTCAAAAAGGACGTGCTCTTGGTGAGCTAGGACATCCCGATGGTCCTACGGTAAATTTAGATCGTGTTTCACATAAAATTGTTTGCCTTGAACAAAAAGGTAATACTTGGATTGGAAAGGCGCAAATTTTATCAACTCCTATGGGTAAAATTGCAGAATCACTTCTTAATGATGGAGTGTGTCTTGGCGTTTCTTCTCGTGGTATTGGTTCATTAAGAGAGAACAATAAAGGATATAAAGAAGTTGGTGAGGATTTTATGCTTGCCACCGCCGCCGATATTGTTGCAGATCCTTCTGCTCCTGATGCATTTGTATCTGGAATCATGGAAGGTGTTGAATGGATATGGAATAATGGTATTCTTGAGCAAAAAGTTTTAAGAATGCAGAAAAGAATTAATACTCTAGTTGATTCTAAACAATTAGAAGAGAATAAATTAAATCTATTTAATAATTTTTTAAATTCGTTGTAATTTTTTAAATTATAAATAAATATAGTTAATTAACAAAGGTTAAACGGAGAGTTTCAAATGTCTCGTGGTAAAAACTTACAGGAAATGGAAGTAGGCACAAAGCAATCCAAAACTGCTGTGAATGCCAACGCTAAATCGGCAGATCCTATGCAGAAGCTTACTACAGGTATTCCCGATGGTCAAACTGGCAGTTGGGAAGACTTAGGTGGTCCTACACCAGAAAATTATAAGTCAGATGATGATTCAGCAAAACTTAAAGATGCTGGTTCAGGTCTTAAGCAGGTTAAAGATGTAGTAAATAAAGGTGCTAAATCTGCCGATCCTATGAAGGAACTTAAGAAATCTGATGCCGTAAAGGAAGAAGAAGAAATTGATGATGAAGATTTAATTTCAGAAGAAGATTCTGAAGATGAAGATTTAATCTCTGAAGAAGAGAAAGAAGATAAGAAAAATGACGACGACGATGAAGAAGATGACGACGATGAAGAAGATGACGACGATGAGAATGAAATGAAAGAAGAGTTTGACATTGAAGAAGATGTCAACGCTCTACTTTACGGGGAAGATCTTTCAGAAGAATTCCAAGAAAAAGCAAGAACAATTTTTGAGTCTGCTCTTCGTTCAAAAGTCAATGAAATTCGTGAGTCACTTGAAGTTCAATACGAAGAGAGACTTGTAGAAGAAGTTCAATTAATAAAAGAAGAACTAAAAGAGCGTCTAGATGCTTATCTAGAATATGTTTCTGAAGAGTGGGTAGATGAAAACTCTCTCGCTATTGAAACAGGAATCAAGGAAGAACTCACTGAATCATTCCTTGGTGGTCTCAAGCAACTTTTTGAAGAGCATTATGTATCAATCCCTGAAGAAAAATATAATGTGCTTGAGAGCATGGTAGAAAAACTTGATGATATGGAGACTAAACTCAACGAGCAAATTGAAAAGAATATTCATTTAAATAAGAGACTCTCAGAGTCTGTTGCTGATAGAATTTTCAATTCAATTTCTGAAGGTCTTGCAACCACTCAGAAAGAAAAATTTGCTTCACTTGCCGAAAGTGTTGAGTTTGAAAGTGAATCAGAATATCGTGAAAAATTGGAGACATTGAAGGAATCATATTTTCCTTCGAGAATAGTTTCTTCAACGGCAACAGTAGAAACACTTTCTGAAGGTGCTGATATTGTACCTGAGTATCACTCAGATTCAATGAATGCATATTTAAGAACACTTTCAACAGTTGCAAAACGCTGAATTTAACATTAAATCAAACAAACACACTTTAAAAGAGGTAAAAGCAAATGTTCCAATCTGAACATCTGCAGGAAAAATGGGCACCCCTTCTGAATTTTGAAGGTCTCGATCCAATCAGAGATTCTCACAGAAAGGCTGTAACCGCAGTCCTGCTAGAAAACCAAGAACAATTTTTAAGAGATCAAACTTCCTTTTCAAACGGTGGTCTATTAACCGAATCTCCAACTAATTCTGCCGGTACTGGTGGATTTACTGGCAGTGCTGATGCTGGTGGGCCAGTTGCAGGTTTTGATCCCGTTCTAATTTCCCTAATTAGACGCGCAATGCCTAATTTGGTTGCGTATGATCTTGCTGGCGTTCAACCAATGACAGGTCCTACTGGACTTATCTTTGCAATGAGAGCTAAGTATAATGATCAACAAGGTGCAGAAACTTTCTTTGATGAAGTAAACACCGCATTCTCTGGTCAAAGCGCATCATTCAACCGTACAGCAGGGTTTACTGATGCTGTTTCTGGTATGGGTAGCACTGCTCAAGGTACTGGAACTAATCCAGGTCTTCTTAATCCTGTAGGTGCTGCATCTTCACTGACATATAATGTCGGTCAAGCTATGGTAACCGGAGATTCTGAAGGTCTAGGTGCTGGTTCTGGACAGTTCAACGAAATGGCTTTCTCAATTGAGAAAGTACTTGTTGAAGCCAAGTCAAGAGCACTAAAAGCAGAATACAGTCTTGAACTTGCTCAAGACCTTAAGGCAATTCATGGACTGAATGCTGAAGCAGAACTTGCCAACATTCTCTCTACTGAGATCCTCGCTGAGATCAACAGAGAAGTTATCAGAACCATCTATAAGGTCGCTGAGCAAGGCGCTGCTGCTAATGTTGCAACTCAGGGTATATTTGACCTTGATGTTGACTCCAACGGTCGTTGGTCAGTTGAGAAGTTTAAAGGTCTATTATTCCAGATCGAGCGTGATGCTAACGCAATCGCACAAAGAACTCGTAGAGGGAAAGGCAATGTAATCATGTGCTCTGCTGACGTTGCTTCAGCACTCACTATGGCAGGAGTACTTGATTATACCCCTGCACTTAATGCAAACCTTAATGTAGACGATACTGGCAATACTTTTGCTGGTGTTCTCATGGGTAAATTCCGTGTATACATTGACCCATATTCTGCAAACGTAAGTGCTAATCAGTACTATGTTGTTGGTTACAAGGGTTCTTCACCTTATGATGCTGGA